GTTAACGCAGTGTTTACTAGTATCTCTAGCTCCATGATTGACGGCACTTTGATTAAGCAAGGTGATGCGGGAGTGACAGTGGCAAAATACAGCACAGAGATTCAGCAAGGCGACACGGTGAAGCGTGACGGTAAAGAGTACGTTGTTATCACCAAAGACCCGGCTAACCCTTACGGCACTTCAATTGTGCAAAAGCTAATTGTGAGGTTGAGATAATGCCACTTATTGGATTGGACAAGGTTAAGAAAGCTGTGGATAAGATAGTTGATGACCAAAATGAAAAGGTAAAGGCTGTATACATTCAGGGCTTAAGTGCAATCATTACAATGACACCTGTTCACTTCAAAAATGGCGGCAGACTTCGCAATAATTGGTTTTTAACTGTGGACAGGCCAAGTTCAATGTCAAACAGAAAGCCAGAAGGTAAGGCGGCTACAGGATCATATGCAGACCTTCAAAAGATGCCTGAATACGTTATAGATAAAACCATATACTTTACTAACAATCTACCATACGCGAATGTGGTCGAGTTTGGCGGCTTTCCTAAAAATCCCAAGAAAGGTACTAACACATCTCTAGTAAAGGGTAAGCCTAATTATCAATTTCTATCAAGGAATGGATATTCAATTCAGAGGCCGACTGGCATGGTTAGAATCAATCTCGATAAGATGAGAAACAAACTATGATTGATATTTATAGCGCGTTAATACAACGTCTTGAGAGCGCTACAATCGCATATATCACAGCGGACGACATTGCATATGATAACTCAGACTTTGACCCAACAGGCAAAGACGCATGGCTGGCAACTAACTTTATACCGGTTGAAAGGTCTACGAATACAAAGGGCGCTGTAGGTCATGTCGATACGGGGCTATTTCAGGTTGATGTATTCGTCCCTCTCAATGATGCAACCGGAAACGCAAAGCGTTATAATCTAAGAGCGCTTGAGATTGTCAATGGCATCCTTGTAGCGTTTGCGGATAACACGCAATTAACCTTTAATAGCACAAAGGTTTCTATTTCTGGAGCTGAATTTGCAGCACCTTTAATTAGCGAATCGTGGTATCAAATACCAGTAACAATCAATTACACAAGGATATAAACTATGTCAGGCGAAATTAATGGAGTCTTATGTACTGTAAAATCAGGTACTAACGCATCCCCTACCGACATTCTAGGTCAAGGTACAATGTCAATTGAGCACGTTGGCGACCCTATTCTGATTGACAATAAATCATCAGGTGAGTGGCAACAAGCGCTAGATGGTGGCTCAACAACAAAAGCTAAAAACATCACAGTGGAATTTGACTACAACGATGACACAGCGTTTCAAGATTTGATTGCCGCTGCTGAAGCTAAAACAGCTGGCCCTTATGTTGTTGATATGAGTGGCTACTACTACGAGGGTAACTTTATCCCTTCAATCACCAGTGAGACAGCCAACAAGAATGAGATTGTAAAGATTACCATTACATTCACATCTAACGGCGTAATCACTCGCGGCGTACCAACACCATAAGGATTAATGATGCACTTTTGGCTTTGTAATGTTGAATACAGAGGCAAGCTAAACCCAGATGCGATCCGAGTATTTCGTGATCGCACTGGTAGCTGCTTAATAGGTAAGGCGCGAGAGGTTCGAATTGAATTTTCAAAGTGCTGTGCAAGTAACGCATCAAATGAAGAGGTCAGCTTTAGATTATCTAAGGTTATGGGCTTTATTGATATTGCGTACTTGATTCACTCGCTTGTCATTCAAGAATCGCCACGTGTGACCATTGAAGAGATTCAAGACGGGATGATTCATGTGGGCGACTTGCCAGTATTGGATGTTAATGAGGATAAGGCGCAAGGTTACATTCACTTGCTGATTGAGCTATCAAACCTTATCAGTAAAGAATTTGACTCTCTACGCTCTGAAAAAAAGCACTAAGCCGTTTTCTTGCTTACTTTCATGAGCCTGGTGAATCCGGCGAATATGATGTTTACGGATTGTTTAAGCCTGCAATAGAAAGATTCCATATCGCACCAAGCGAGTATTGGAAAATGAGCATTACAGAGCTATACAAGCTTTTTGAGATTGAAATAGACGTTTCTCAAGACGCATCACTAATGGTCAATGAAAAGCGCAAGCTAAACGGCATGAACAAGAAAGACTTGAGGAACGTACTGTGAGCGAAGAGAGTTTAATAGTAAAACTAAAGGGCGACACTGCTGACCTTGATAAAAAGCTCGACAAAGCAAATAAAGGGCTTAATGAGCTAAACGAAAACTCATCCAAATCTGACAGAAGTCTAGCTAAACTTGGCAGTGCCTCAAAAGTTGCTGGTGGTGCTGTTCTAGAGCTATCTAAGGCAGCTATCGCAGTCGGTACAGCTCTAACAACAATGATTACCCTAACCGCTAAGGGTGAGCAGGAGCTTCAAGCATTATCACGACAAGCTAAACTATCAACGGGCGACTTCGAAGCTCTAGCATTTGCAACCAAGCAATACGGCATTAACGCAGAGCAAGTAGCCGATATATCAAAGGATATTAGCGACAAGTTAGGTGAGTTTGCATCGACTGGCACAGGCGCATTCCAAGACTTTGCAGATGTAACAGGTAAGACCACAGAGGAAGCACAAGCACTAGCGGCCGAGTGGCAAAACCTATCATCACAGCAAGTCATTCAAGAGATAGCAAATCAACTCGAAGAGGCAGGAGCAAGCGCGAATGAAACAACTTTTGTGTTTGAGTCTCTTGGCAATGACCTTTCAAGGCTGGCCCCGCTTTTTGCTGATAATGGCAAAGAGCTAGAGCAGTTAACCAGGCGCTACAATGATGTAAACGCGGCGCTTTCTATCACCCAAAAAGAAGCAAAGGGGCTTACTGACGCTGCAACTTCATTTGACCTGCTAACAGAGTCAATTGGTAACGGAACAAAATTAATCTCAGCACAGTTGGCACCTGCACTTGATGAGTTCTTTAACAGTGTCATTGATGTTGTTCCAGATGCGACACAGGCAATCCTTGATTTCATTAACTCATTCAAAGACACAGAAAACATCACGAATGAGCAATCGCTAATCAATCAGATTGAAGACCAAAAGAACGCGATCAAAGGTTTGCAAGGTCAAATTGTTGCTAATCAGAATGTTATAGATAACTACTACGGCAATACTGATAAGTACGTAGAAAAGCAAAAGCGACTCAACGAAGAGCTTAAGCAAGAGAAAAAAGAGCTAGAAGATATAGAAAGGCAGCTTAAGAAAGTTCAAGAAGAGAAAGAGGCTAATGCGACATCTCAAGATCAATCCGGCGGCACCATATCTGCAAGCTTGGGACAATCATCATCGCCAAGTGATGAGTTGCAATCTCTAATTGATAGATTCAAAACCGAGGAACAGCTTTTACTTGAGAAGTACGAAAACGAAAGAACAATTGCCGCGGGTAATAAAGAGCTACTTCTAGAGCTTGAGCGAGAGTATCAGGAAAACCTAAAGTCTATAAGGGATGAAGCAAGACTTGCAGACCTAGAAGCAGACCAAGCCGCTTTTGATGCCATGAACGAGCTCAGAGAGAGCTCAATAAGAGCTGAGAGAGATAGAGTTAATGAAAACAAAAAGGCAAATAGGGACAAAGAGAAAGCCGAAAGAGCGTATGCAGACGTAGCAATACAAGCTAGTGGCCTCATCTTTGAGGACAACAAGAAAGCTCAATACGCAAACGCACTTATAAACACAGCTGAAGGTGTTACAGAGGCTTTACCTAACTACCCATTAGCTGCCGCTGTTGCTGCTAGTGGTGCATTACAACTTGCGACAATCTCAAGCGCTTCCAAGGGTGGCTCAGGTTCTGTTTCTGCGCCAACAGACCCAGCATTGCAGGAAGAAGCGCCAACGCTAGAAGCTCAAAACACTGACGCAGACGGAAGCAATCAGACGTTCACATTTAAATTTGAAGAGAACGGAAGCCTTGGTGAAGTTGCAGAACTGCTTAATAGGATACTGGTCACTGGAAAGCAAGACGGGGTAATATAATGTTTATAAGCACTTCAAACGTAGCAAAGCTGGCAACAGTGACAGAGGTTCCAGAGTCAGTAATTCAGGATATCTCTGTTATTACTGATGGTGATTATTCATCAACTTACACGGCTACACTGTCAGGCTCTATCGCTATAAAGTTCACATTCGCCACGCCCCAAGATATTGAGTACATAGCCTTTGGTGGCACTAATATTTCAAGAAAAGACAGGCTTGTTATTTCATCAACAAACCCGGAGCCGCTTTTTGATTCAAACAATGAGGCGCTTTTTGACTCTAACGGAGAGCAGTTGTTTGCACTTGCCACTGGTGGCGTAGATGATACAAGCCTATCACTAGATGAATCTCGCGTTATCGTTTACAAAACAGACCTCAAGCAGACAACAGAGATTGATATAGAGGTTTATGGAA